GCTCGGCTCGCTCAATCGACCGGCGCGCATGTTCGACGCGGTGCGAGCCACCGTCAGCCAGGTCTTCCACTCCGACGCTCGATCGAAGCGCCGCGCCGACCACGAGCAGGGGATCGGCGTGCCCTACCCGGCCCCGGCCTCGGCCCGTGACCAGGCGGAGGAATCCGCACCTTCTGACGCGCACCCCGCGGAGATGGTCGGGTGAAGGGTCCGGATCGATTGGCCGTCGGTCGCCTGGTGGCGACCTGGTGGCCGCCCACCCTCATCGCCGCCCCCTCCATATTTTCCCCGGAGGGATATTTGGAAAGCCAATTGGGGACTAGGTTCTAGGGCCCACAGGAAGTTTCTCGTGTGCTCCTTTCTTCCTGCTGGTCTCGCTCACAACGGGCCCTAGAATCTAGCCCTCAATTGGCCCCAAACGCCCTCTATCTAAGGAGCAACTATGGGTAAAAGGGCCGCAACACCCTCTAAACCCGCTCGAACTGTGGAGCAACGCGAAGCGCAAATGATCAATCTGGCGCTTGAGCTTGCCGAGAAGCAGCTTCGAGAGGGTACAGCACCGGCAACCACGGTGAATCACTACCTCAAGCTCGCCTCCACAAGAGAACAGCTCGAGGTAGAGAAGCTGAGGAACGAAACAGCACTTCTCGAGGCGAAGAAGACAGCACTAGTCAGCGCTGAGCAAGCCGAGAAGATTGCCAAAGAAGCCATCGAAGCCTTCCGTACATACTCTGGAGCGGGAGATGTTACGAACGTATACTGAACTGGCGCGCCTCGAGACCTTTGAGGAGCGGTTTGACTACCTGGCTCTCACCGGGCAAGTCGGTACAGCCACGTTTGGCTTCGATCGTTACCTGAACCAGCGATTCTACACCTCAACGGAGTGGAAGAAGGTCAGGAACTTTGTTCTGGCTCGAGATGAAGCCTGCGACCTCGGGATCGAGGGACTTGACATCAGATACATGCCGCTAATTCACCACATGAATCCGATTCAGCCTAAAGATCTCGAGGAATTCAATCCAGACATCCTCGAGCCAGAGTTTCTCATTACCACAACCAAGAATACCCACAACGCGATACACTTCGGAGACCGATCGAGGTTGACACCACGAGTTGTTGAGCGTCGACCGAATGATCAAGCTCCCTGGAGGATCTAATGGGAACCATTCTTGAAGACACTAAGAAGGCAATCGGCATCATGCCGGGATATGATGTCTTCGACGACCAGATCCTCATGCACATCAACACTGCACGAATGGATCTCACACAATTGGGGCCAAAATGCGATACCCCGATTGAGAAAGATACGGCCTGGACCGTCTTCGACCAGATCGACGACGAGGCCGCAATCAAGTCTTACATCGCCATGAAGGTTAAGCTGTTCTTCGACCCACCGGGGAACTCCTTCTTGGTATCGGCATACCAGAAGCTGATCGAGGAGGCAGCATGGCGACTGATCTATCAGACCGAGGGGAAGCAGAGGTAGAAGACCTCGTCCACCACGGCGTAAAGGGCCAGCGATGGGGCGTCATTCGTAAGAAGGCTTCTGCCGGACGTGTCGCAACGGCCAAGGCCCTCAAGAAGACTGGACGTTTCACCGTCGACGCTTCCCGAAAGACGGCCTCCAGCGTCCGAAAGGCTAAACAGGCTCATGACGCACGAGTTGCCGGAAAGGTCGAAGCCAAGAAGGCCGCTAAGGCCCGAAAGAAGTTCGCAAACCGCGGATACAAGAAGATCAGCGACACCGAACTCCAGTCCCGAATTAAGCGGCTGGAGCAAGAGAAACGCTATCGGGAGCTCAAGGCCGATCGCCACCTGGTTCGAGGTCGTGAAGTCACTCGATCGATCCTCGAGAACTCTCTGACTAAGGCCGGTACCTACGCAGCTACCAAGGCTATGAAGACGGCCTTCGATAAGTCGTTCGATACCGGTAAGGAAGGGAAGTCCGCAGCCGAGACTCTTAAGAAGGCAGCGGAGAAGGCTAAGGAAGCCGCTGAGGCAGCTTCTGTCGTAGCCGAGGAGACCAAGAAGGAAGCCAAGTCTATTGGTGGTCCCGCTCTGAAGAAGGCTCCTGAACGAAAGCAGATCGAGAAGCCGAAGTCGTTCAAGCAGACTAAGCCCTCGCCGAAGAAGAAGCGGTACCCTCGTAACCCCGGGAGCACTGCTAAGTAATGCTCTCGAACACCGCAGTACCAAAATACTACGGGCAGTTTCGTGACGCAGTCATCCGAGGCGAGATTCCGGTATGCGAAGAGATCTCATGCGAGATGAACCGGATTGATGCGCTAGTCGCCAATCCAGAATACTACTACGACGATCAAGCAGTAGAAGGATTCATCGCATACTGCGAGAACGAGCTTACTCTGTCCGACGGAGCCGACCTTCATCTTCTAGATAGCTTCAAGCTCTGGGCCGAACAGCTCCTTGGATGGTACTACTTCGAGGATCGTCAGGTCTTCGTCCCGTACGAGGACGGAGTCGGCGGTCACTATGAGACCAAAACCGTAAAGAAGCGCCTTACAATCAAGCAGTATCTGATCGTTGCTCGTGGAGCAGCGAAGTCGATGTACATGTCTCTCATCCAGAACTACTTCCTGGTTATTGACACTACAACGACACATCAGATCGCTACGGCCCCGACCATGAAGCAGGCTGAAGAGGTAATGGGTCCATTCCGGACCGCCATCACTCGAGCCCGAGGTCCGCTGTATAAGTTCCTGACTGAGGGATCCATTCAAAATACAACCGGTGCGAGGGCTAACCGCCAGAAGCTGGTTGCTACGAAGAAAGGTGTGGAGAACTTCCTCACCGGGTCCCTCCTAGAGGTTCGACCCATGTCTATCGACAAGCTACAGGGCCTTCGACCCAAGGTTTGTACGGTGGATGAGTGGCTTTCCGGCGATATCCGTGAGGACGTTGTCGGTGCACTCGAACAGGGTGCCTCGAAGATCGATGATCCGGTCATTCTAGCCGTCTCATCTGAGGGAACCATCCGCAATGCGGTGGGTGACACCATGAAGATGGAGTTGCTCAAAATACTGAAGGGCGAATACATCGCCCCTCACATCTCAATCTTCTACTACAGACTTGATGACATCAAGGAAGTAGCAGATCCTGCTATGTGGGTTAAAGCCCAGCCGAACATCGGCATCACTGTCTCTTATGATCGGTACCAGCAGGACGTCGATCGAATGGAGCAAGCTCCTGCCGCTCGAAACGACATCCTCGCCAAGAGGTTCGGGATCCCTATGGAGGGATACACGTACTTCTTCACCTACGAGGAGACGATCCCGCATAGGAAGAATACATTCTGGAACATGCAGTGTGCTATGGGCGCAGACTTGTCCCAGGGTGATGACTTCTGTGCATTCACCTTCCTATTCCCACTCAGGAATCAGGCTTTCGGTGTAAAGACCCTAGCATACATCTCTGAGCTGACGCTCATGAAGTTGCCCGGGGCTCTACGCCAGAAATATGACGAGTTCATCCAAGAAGGAAGCCTCCGAGTAATGGAGGGTACCGTCCTGGACATGATGGAGGTCTATGAAGATCTAGACCAGTACATCGATGAACAAAAGTACGACGTCTCGGCATTTGGGTTCGACCCGTACAACGCCAAGGAGTTCGTAACCCGGTGGGAGCAGGAGAACGGCCCGTATGGTATTGAGAAGGTCATTCAGGGAGCCAGGACAGAATCGGTCCCACTTGGGGAACTGAAGAAGCTGGCTGCCGAGCGACTCCTCATCTTCGACCAGGAACTCATGTCTTTCACCATGGGAAACTGTGTCACCCTTGAGGATACCAACGGTAACCGAAAGCTACTGAAGAAGCGCTCGGAAGAGAAGATCGACTCAGTGGCTGCTCTGATGGATGCCTTCGTGGCATACAAGATCAACAAGGAGGCATTCGAATGAGCAAGGAGGTGAAATGGGTTTAACCGACCGATTGAGCCACGCCTGGAATGCATTCACCAGGTCTCCGGACAAGAAGAACTTCACACCCGAGTATGGATCGTGGACGTTTGGAAATCCGAACCTGAACTACCGGCCTGTTGTCGGGGATCAGACGATTGTCACTAGCATTTACAACCAGATTGCTATCGACGTATCAAATGTCCCGATCCGACACGTCAAGACTGATGAGAATGGCAACCTAAAGAGCTACTACCGTAGCTACTTGGACGACTGTCTGTCTCTGAGTGCCAACATCGACCAGACTGGGCAGGGATTCTTCCAGGATCTTGTCCTGACTCTGTTCGAGGAAGGCGCTGTGGCTATCGTCCCTGTCGATACGGACGTGAGTCCAGACATGACTCAGGGATACGATGTTAAGTCTATGCGCATCGGGACGATCCTGAACTGGTATCCTCGCCACGTCCGGGTAGAAGTCTACAACGATCAAACTGGACAGCGAGAGCAGCTGACGCTCGACAAGGAATTCGTCGCTATTGTGCAGAACCCTCTGTACAGTGTGATGAATGCTCCTAGTTCGACACTTCAGCGACTGACTCAGAAGCTACATCTGCTCGATGCCATTGACAAGCAGTCTGGATCCGGTAAGCTGGACATCATCATTCAGCTTCCGTACGTCGTCAAGACAGAGCTCAAGAAGCAGCAGGCCGAGGCACGCCGTAAGGCGATTGAGGAACAGCTCGCAGGGTCTCAGTACGGTATCGCTTACACCGATGGTGCAGAGCGAATCACTCAGCTGAACCGACCTTCCGAGAACAACCTCATGAGTCAGATCCAGTGGCTCACTACCCAGCTGTACAACCAGCTCGGAATGACTGAGGATGTCTTCACCGGTAAGGCCGATGCTCGACAGATGCTGAACTACCAGAACCGAACGGTTCGTCCAGTTCTGAAGGCGATAACGGACGCTATCACCCGGACCTTCCTCACCAAGACTGCCCGAACGCAGCGTCAGCGGATCATGGCTATCGAGGATCCGTTCCTCAATGTCCCGCTGGAGGAGATGTCCAAGCTGGTCGACTCCGTCAAGCGCAACGAGATTGGTACGGCCAATGAGCTTCGCCCGAAGTTCGGCTGGGCCCAGTCCGAAGACGAGACAGCGAACCAGTTGGTGAACTCCAACATCAATCCGATGGGCGAGGAACAGCCGCCTGGTGAAGAACCAGTCGACGAGACTCCTGCATCGGAGGTACCAATTTCCGAACTGATGGAGAGTAGTCAAAATGGCAGTTAAGTGCGATTTCTCTGGCTACGCCACGAAGAATGATGTTCGGTGCTCGGACAACAAGATCATCCGGCACGGGGCATTTGCGGCGTACGATGGGAAGACCGTACCTCTGGTCTGGCAGCACAAGCACGGAGACGTTGAGAATGTCCTCGGGCACGCCGACCTGGAGGTTCGAGAGGATGGGGTCTACGCCTACGCCCATCTGAACAACACCGATCGTGGCCGGACCGCTCGAGAGATGGTCAAGAACGGTGACATCAAGGCGATGAGCATCTACGCTACCCACGTTCGCGCTAAGGGCAATGACGTTGTCCACGGCGAGCTCGTCGAGGTGAGCCTGGTGCTCCGCGGCGCCAACCCTGGCGCACTCATCGACCAGGTCTCCATCGAGCATGGTGACGACGGCGATGAGATCGAGGCTGTCATCTACACGGATGCACAGCTGGACTTCGTCTCGCACGGTGATGACGTCGAGGACGAGGATGAGGACTTCGAGGCGGAGGAGACGGACGACGTCGAGCACGCTGAGGAGGAGCCGGAGGCCGATGAGGCTGAGGGCGACGAGGACGACCCCACGCTCGGGGAGATCTTCGATGGAATGACCGAGGAGCAGAAGACGGCGGTCTATGCCATCGTCGGGCAGCTCGTCGATTCCGTAGATGAAGAGGCGGAGGAGTCTGAGACCGAAGAGGCCGAGGACACCGCCCATTCCGACACAACTGAGGATACTATGGCTCACAAGAACGTGTTTGAGGGCTCCGCTACCACCGAGGAGCTCCCCGTCCTGACTCACGCCCAGGTCGAGACCATCTTCGAGGACGCTCGCTCCAGCGGCTCCCTGAAGCAGGCCATCCTGGCTCACACCGACGCTTACGGCATCAAGCAGATCGAGACCCTCTTCCCTGAGGCCAAGGATCTGTGGAACACCCCGGAGTTCATCAAGCGTAAGACCGATTGGGTCAACGCTGTTGTGGGTGGCGCCAAGCACTCGCCCTTCTCCCGTATTCGCACTCGCTTCGCCGACATTACGGCGGATGAGGCCCGTGCCAAGGGTTACATTAAGAGCAGTAAGAAGGAAGACGAGGTCTTCACGCTTCTGCAGCGTGTCACCTCGCCGACCACCATCTACAAGAAGCAGAGGTTGGATAGGGATGACATCCTGGACATCACTGACTTTGATGTGGTGTCCTGGATCCGTGGTGAGATGAAGATCATGATCGAGGAGGAGCTCGGTCGAGCCGTCCTCATCGGTGATGGTCGTCAGGCCTCCTCCAAGGACAAGATCAAGGAGGACTGCATCCGCCCGATCTACAAGGAGGACAGCCTCTACGCTCCTCGCGTCGTCCTGGCCAAGGAGACCACCACCGAGGACGTCCTGGACTCCATCGTCCGTGCCATGGACGACTATGACGGTGCTGGCAACCCCACCTGGTTCGCCGAGCCCCACATGGTCACCGAGATCCTTCTGCTCAAGGACAAGATGGGTCACCGTATGTTCCGCAGCGTTTCTGAGCTTGCTGACTACGTCGGCGTCTCGAAGATCGTCAAGGTTCCGCTCATGAAGGGCCTGCAGCGCTCCTCCGCCAAGAACGGCACTGTCGACGCCCTCGGCATCATCGTCAATATGTCCGATTACACCATCGGTGCGGACAAGGGTGGTCAGCTCTTCGCAGCTGAGGACTTCGACATCAGCTTCAACCAGTACCATTACCTCTTGGAAACTCGCCTCTCCGGTGCGCTGACTCACCCGAAGTCGGCGATCATCGTTGAGCGGAAGACCGAGGCTGGTAACGTCGTCCCGGAGCCGTGATAGATGGCCAAATTCTTCGGTGAGATAGGATTTGCTACACAGGTCCAGACCGAGCCGGGAATTTGGGAAGACAAACCAATCGAGAAGCAGTACTATGGCGATGTGTTTCGTGAAGCACGCCGCTTTGGTGCCAGCGATGAGGTTCTGGGGAGTATCAACCTCAGTAACCAGATCAGCATTATCGCTGACGGGTTCTTAACGGATAACATCCAGAACCTCAAGTACGTACGCTGGATGGGGGGACTTTGGAAAATCTCCTATGTGGAACTGAAGTTCCCCCGTCTGGTTCTCGAGCTGACGGGGGTGTATAATGGACCGACGGCTAGCTCTCCATGAGAAGCTGGTAGAGATCCTCGGGTCAGACAAGGTCTATTACCAGCCACTCCCGTCACTGAAGCTCTCGTATCCGTGCATCGTATACGAGCGGCATCCGGGTGATCCGATGTACGCGGACAACCTCAAGTATATCAAAGCTAACCGGTTCCAGGTTACTCTGATCGCCCGACATCCCGAGGACCCGACACGAACGAAGATCGAGGACCTTTTGTTCAGCCGCCATGAGTCTCGACTCGTAGCGGATAACCTCTATCACGACATCTTCGACGTCTACTATTAGGAGATAACATGGCTGCACTTGTCTGGGACAAGACTGGTGAGCGCCGTATTGAGACTGGTGTCGACCACTGTGCACTTTATGTGTACAACCCCGTCACCAAGACCTACGGCACCGGCGTTGCTTGGAATGGTATCACCGCCATCTCCGAGAAGCCCGAGGGCGCTGAGGCTACTGACCTCTACGCCGACAACATTCTGTACCTCTCGATGCTCTCGGCTGAGAAGCTGAAGGCCACCATCGAGGCCTACACCTACCCCGACGAGTTCGAGGCTTGCGACGGTTCTGCCACTCTGGCTAAGGGTATCAAGATCGGTCAGCAGGACCGACTCTCGTTCGGTCTAGTCTACCGCACCAAGATCGGTGATGACGTGGCTGGTCAGGACAAGGGCTACAAGCTCCACTTCCTGTACGGCTGCAAGGCCTCTCCCTCCGAGAAGGGCTACAAGACCGTCAACGACTCTCCTGAGGCGATCTCGTTCTCGTGGGAGCTGTCGACCACCCCGGTCAACGTGACCGGAGCGAAGCCCACTTCTCTGCTGACCATCTCGTCTCTCGACGTCGACGGCAGCAAGCTGAAGGCGCTCGAGGAGAAGCTCTTCGGTAAGGATGGTGGTGCGGCTCTCGAGCCCAAGCTGCTCCTGCCCGACGAGATCAAGTCCCACTTCGCAGGCTGATTATACCACACCGGGGGCTCAGAGACCTAGACTCCTGGGCCCTCGGTGCCTGCAATGCTTATAGTTTCTATCCCGGATATCGACGGGTTCGACGAGGAGACAGGCACCTTTGTCTCCATGCCTGGCGGAATCCTGCACCTGGAGCACAACCTGGTCGCACTGTCAAAATGGGAGTCAATTACCCATAAACACCTCATCGGTAACGACAAAGTTACTGCCGAGGAGATGGCACTCTACATTAAGTGTATGATTACTGATGAAGAGTATGACCCGTCGCTTCTGGATAGGATCCCCCCATCTGAGGTCGAGCGTATCAGCGCCTACATGGCCGACACGATGACCGCAACCACCATCCGTGATACGGGTGGGGAATCTGGATCTGGCGAATATACATCCTCGGAGCTCATCTACTACTGGATGATCGCTTGCCAGATCCCCTTCGAGTGTGAGACATGGCACATCAACCGACTACTCACACTCATTCGGGTTTGTAACCAAAAGAATCAGCCCGATAAGAAGATGTCCCAGTCCGAGATTATGGAACGGAACCGGGAACTCAACAGAGCCAGGCGAGCGAAGCTTGGTTCGAAGGGATAACAATGATCAGTCACGAAGACATTCCCGAGGAGGCGCTTGCTCCGCAGGCCCACATCGGAACTGATCCCATGGAGGACAAGGAGATTCATGTCTCCCAGACTACTGAGGTGATGAAGTGAGCGTCGCAGACAACGTACTCGCTCGCGCCGCAGCGAGGATTGGTTACTATGCACCAGACGACCCTCAGCCCGGATCCGAAGCTGGCCGATACTGGGCAGCTCGAACTGGTCAGCAGTGGCTTGCTGGACCGTCCGACTCTGTTTGGTGGTGCATGCTCTTCGTCAGCATGTGTCTGGACGAGTGCGGGCAGATTGACGCTATTGGAGGATTCTCCTTTAACACTGACTACACCGTCAACAAGGTCCGCCAGCACCCTGACGCTTACTTCGTATCGGTTTACGACGCCCGACCGGGCGATGTCGTCATCTACAACTGGGATGGCGGCGGCACGGACCACGTTGGCTTCGTCGAGAAGAACCTTGGCGGAGGCACGCTCCAGACGATTGAGGGGAACACCTCGTCTGGCAGCTATGGCTCTCAGTCTGCTGGGAACGGTGTTTGGCGGCGTGTCCGCAATCAGTCGATCGCTTATGTGATCCGGCCTGCGTATACTGACTCTCCGAGCAATACTGCTCCCGCTGGCCCTGCTGACATCCGTGCTCTGCAGCGTGCAGTCCGGGCGACCCCCGACAATGTCGCCGGGCCGAACACTCGGTCTCGCTGCTACGCTCTTGCCGCGGCTTCCGAGTGGGGCGGGAAGACTTTCCCCTTCGGCGTGGCCTTCACACAGTCCGTGGTCGGCACTGAGCAGGATGGGGTCTGGGGTGACGCCTCGGAGGAGGCGCACGACTCTACTGTCGAGGCCGTTCAGGCAGCCGTCGGCGCTGAGGTAGACGGCGTTTATGGCGCCGAGACCAATACCAAGGTGAACGCTCTGCTCGACAGGGCCGAACAGCCGTAGGAGGCTTAAAATGGCAGCGCCATACTGTACTTTAACGGGAACTATCCCCGGAGGAGAGAATGGTCGGGCTACTGTCCGAATCATTCCTGACGTGAAGGGTGCTACGGCTACCGTTGACGGTGCCGCAGTCTCGATGCGCGAGCACATGGTTCGGACAGACCAGGCTGGCGCTGTCAACATTGAGGTGCTGGCTCCGGGCGCTGGAGTAACTCCCTCTGGCGCCTGGACCCACACCATCTACATAGATTCCCCCAAGTTCGACATCGTCAAGCACGTTGCTCTGACTCAGGGTGGAACTATTGACGTCATGTCCGCCGACCCTACATCTGAGATCTCTCCTCTTCCCTTTGGCGGCGGAGGCGGTGGTGGCGCTGGATCTCCAGGCCCAATCGGTCCACGAGGCCCCGTTGGTCCTCCCGGACCCAAGGGTGAAGACGGTCAGCCTGGACCCGCTGGACCTACCGGCCCTCAGGGCCCTCCCGGACCTAAGGGGGATGCTGGCGAACGTGGACCCGCTGGACCTACCGGCCCTCAGCGGCCCCCTGGAC